TGAACTGCTTGATCTTATTAGTAATGATAAGACGGTGGTTAATGAGCTAAAGGAAAAGTATCGATTTGTGTTTGATTCTCTTCGAGAACTACTGTTCTATGGATATGAGGAAAAGGTTAAGTTTGTACTACCTGAAACTGATCCTCCTTATATTCCTGACAATTCCCCTGATGGAATGTCTCCAGAGAGTCTGCTGTATGTGGTACGTAAGGGACGACTTGAGTATTTCACTTCAAAGCGTGACATCAATAGGGTACGTCGTGAACAAATCTTTATTCAGACGCTTGAGAAGATTAACCATAAGGAAGCCAAGATTCTTCTAGCAATCAAGGATCAGAACTTACAGAAGCTCTATCCTGTTCTCACGCCTGAATATCTTATGGATTGTGGACTACTACCATTCGGTCTTACGTTTCGCAAGGATCAAACCGCTGATACCAACGATTTTGAAGATCAAAATTAGTAGATTTTTAAAAGAAAAATTGAAAATTATTTGACACGGTTAAAAATCTGTGCTATACTTAATTCATACAGTAAGAAACCAAACACAGATTTTTAACTATATTCATTTTTAATTATGTGTATGTCGTGTGATTATGTCACTTCTCCTAAGGGAAAGGGCAGAGGCAATAAGAAGGTGTTCATTTTTGCTAAGATTTGTGATAAACGTGGACGAGTTCTTTCAATTGGTTGGAACTCCTATGTTAAAACTCATCCAATCCAACTTAAGTACGCAAAGAAGAACAAAATGCCTCTTCGTGAGTTCCTTCATGCAGAAGCAATGGCAATCATTCGACTTCTTCCGCAACATCGTGCTAAGGCATATTCGATTACGGTTTATCGTTTTCGTGCGGATGGTACTCCTGCACTCGCTAAGCCGTGCCCTATTTGCATGAGTATGATTCGTGCAACAGGTACAATCAAGAAGGTTTATTACACAACGGATGATGATCCGCTTGATTTTACCTTTGATGAATATTGTGAAGCGATGGAAGATGCGGAATCGTGGACTTGACAATTATGAAAGAATCTGATAAAATTCTCATTGTGAAAATTCGTAAAAACTGTCTTATGTGTGATATGACACTTCAGAGGCTTGATGAGCTGAATGTAGAATATAAGACAGAATTAACAAACGATGTGTCACCAATTCTTATTATGAATGGTAAGACACTCCAAACACCATTTAATACGACTAAACTAAAGAATTTTCTAAAAGAAGTTGACGCAATTTAAATTTTGTGTTATACTTTATGTGTAATCTCTAACTGGAGAATATTAAATTATGTCTGAACAGAAGAAGACGACTAAGTATCTTGCTAAGTTTACCTTTGTAATCCCTGTTGAAGTCGAATCCGATTTCGAAGATAAGGTAGATGCTTATTACGCGGCCAAAGAACAATTCCCTAATTTCACGCTCAATGAAGCTGAAATTAAAATTGAATCCGTTTCTGATGAAGAATGGAATGCACGTAAGGCTGAAGTTGATCGTCTACACCAAATCTAATGAACAGTAGTAATTTATTCAAAAATTCAATCGAGTTTTCTCAGTATATTGAGGAAACCGCATTCAAAAATAAGCAAACTGTGCTTGAAACGCTTATCAATTTTATGGATGAGTATGGAGTTGAGCCTGAGGAATTTAAGAAGTTAATTTCTAACAGTCTCAGGGATCAACTTGCAGAGGACTTCAAGCTAATTGGTAAACTTAAGCCGAATGCAACATTAAACGACTTTGTGTGGTAATGTAAGAAAATGGAAGGGTTCACGGCGTTTAAGTTGTGGGTAGCAATGGGTAAGCACTTCTCTGAATATAATTTTAATGTGTTCGAGAACCGTGGAAAGATTAAGTGTAGATATGATACGTATCTTAAGCGTAATGACTACTACACATTTGAGCGATTAGCTAAGACCTTTGAGGTTCGTGATTTTGTGCTTTATCTTGCCGCCAATAACATGTATGGCAACGACAAAATGATATGGGATTCCAACAGTGGTAATCTAGCGTATAATCTTTATATCAGGCGCCGTGATGCTCTTACACAAGTATTAATTAACGACCTACAAACCATCAAAAATCACAATTTAACTTGCAAAGATTATCTAGGTGTGGTAAAATTATTAACAGCTAATAAGATTTCTTTTGAAACATTAGTAATCATAAATAATTTCTTTCCACTGACTGATGAGGTAAGAAAAACACCTCCCGCATCAATTCTTGAACCATTACTACTGAGAATTGATAAGTCGAAAGGATTTGTCAAAGTTAAAGAAGAGTTTGAACATTTAATTAAAGAATAAAACTTTAAAGAATTTATAAGAGAGTAATAAAGAATGATTGATCTAGATATTACCAAGCTCAAGGCTATTTCCTCTGGTGCCACCGAACAGATTTCTCACGCAAACGAGAAGAAGTCTTTTGAGGATACCCGTTTTTGGAAACCTGAACGCGATAAGAATGGTAACGGTTCTGCAGTGATTCGTTTCCTTCCTTCACTTGAGGCAGGCAAACTTCCTTGGGTTCAGGTATATGACTTTTTTCTTAAGGGACAGAATGGTTGGTACGTAAACAAGTGCCTTCGTACAATTGGTCAGCCAGACCCAATGTCCGAGTATATTGCCGAGCTGTGGAATAACGCTACTTCTGAAATGGAAAAGGCAGAACTTCGTAAGCGTAATCTTCGTCCGTCTATGCAGTATATTGCAAACGTGCTAGTTATCAACGATCCTGCACATCCTGAAAATAACGGTACAGTTCGACTTTATCGTTTTGGTAAGAAGATTCTTGACAAGATCATTGACAAGAGTAAGTGTGAATTTCCTGGTGATGTTCCCGTTAATGTGTTTGACTGGGTAAACGGCGCCAATTTCAAGCTCCGAATCACAACACAGGACAAGTTCCCGAATTATGATCGCTCTGAATTTGATCAAATTTCACCAATTGGTGATGATAATAAGATCATGGAAGTAGCCAAGGCAATGCACTCTCTTAATGAGTTTGTTGACCCAGTAAACTTTAAGTCTTATGATGAACTTAAGGCACAACGTGATAAGGTATTTGGTCTTGGTACGAACGTGACTCATGCACCACAGCAGTCTTATACACCGTCATCCTTTGAATCTAAGACAAACGAATTTGGTGTTAATCAGGCACCAAAGACTCAAGCTACAGATACTCTAAAGTCTGCACCTTGGGAAGAAGATATCAATTTTGATGAACTCATGAAAGATATCTAAATTGTGATTAAATAAAGCCGTTATTAACTGCCCAATCGGTTAATAATGTGCTATAATAATTTCCTTAAAGCATAGCAATCAAAACCTAGTACGTTAATCCTAGCGGTTAATTGTGCAGGGAAGGGACTACCCATCCGACGTTAATTTGATTGTTATGCATCATCCTTAACAGATTTTGTGTATAATAAGATGTGTTAAGAATGATGAGAATTTGACAATAAATCAAATTCATGTTATAATAACTACACCAAAAAGATTTTTCCAATATAGTTCAGTAGGTAGAACGGCGGACTGTTAATCCGTATGTCCTTGGTTCGATCCCAAGTATTGGAGCCAAAATTTGCTGTAATAGCTCAATTGGTAGAGCAATCGCCTTGTAAGCGATAGGTTGAAGATTCGAGTTCTTCTTACAGCACCACCAAACAATAAGCGAGATTGATGAAACGGGTAGACATGTTGGACTCAAAATCCAATGCCGAGAGGCGTGAGAGTTCGAATCTCTCATCTCGCACCAATCAAAAAATAATCATGAAAATATGTTGTGTAGATGTATGCAATAAAGAATGCGTAAAACACTGTCGATATTGTCATGAGCATTATCTAAACGAAAGTCCGAATTATATTTCAAACGAAAATGAGTTTTTAAAAGGAGTATCGCTCATTTATGAAGATCGAAGACGCAATCAAGATACTCGAAGCCATTAAGTCCGAACACAGAAACACGCCTGTCAAGGAGGTTGCTCTCTACTGATCTTTGACATGGATCAATAGTTCGTGCGTTTTCTATGGTTCCTTTTCGTAATTATGGTATTATATGTGTGTCGGGGGAAAGGTCTCTTCCCCTCCCACGAAAAGGAGTTTGAAAATGGCTGAGTTTGTTCTTGTCGAAACCTACGTCGAGCATTCCTACCACGATAATTACCTCATGGGCGTCTACTTCGACGGTTGGAATACTCGCCACGAAAGTCTCGGTTACGGCAACGGCATTTTGAACGGTGGTTACGCCGATGCCCCGTCGGAAGTGATTGAACGCTACCGCCGCGTGAAAAGCCTTCGCCGCCGTCTCGAAAAGCGAGCCTTTTATAAGGAAGCCGCCGAAAAGATGGGACTCCGCTCTTACCACGAAGCCCGAGAACTCGCCCGCGCTTGCACGAACGAGGAGTTCGAAAAGATTGTTCGCCTTCTCTCTACGAAAAAGTTCCGCTCTTCCTTCCGTCAATCCCTCGCCTCTCAGGTTCGCGCTTGGGTTGATGGTAAGTCTGAGTTCGCTACTCCGCTCTCTCCGCGTCAGTTCGCCGCTCTTTATTAATTCTCTTGATCTCGGTAAGCCTCGTTGTGGGGCTTACCCTCTATAAACTCGACCCTTTAGGAAAATTAAAGAATGCAGATTGACCTTGTTTCCTACGAAAATTCTCACCCGCTTAACAATGAGAGTTTTGTTGATGTAGCCGCCNNNNTGATTATGTGGATTTACTCAAACAAAGACAATACGTTCACGGTCGAACTTGAGGTACCTGCATCGGATGAAGAACAGGAGGATTGTTTTAAGGCGTTTGAGGATGGTATGGATGTAAACGCGCTAATCGAGGATGGTCTTGCCTTCTTTGATGGTACGGTTGGACGAACCCGCATCTACCCCGCCACGATTGAAGAATACCATGATTGTGGTACTATCGGATCACTGACGTTCTTCTGCGATAGAAAGGTGTCTTGAAAATGTGCTTTTAAAAATATCGTCTAGCAAAATTAAATGGTTGTGGCGGAATAGGTAGACGCATGATGGAGTAAAGGTGTGGCTGAGGCGATAAGGTGGTTGTAATTACAAGCATGGGAAGTAGCCGTATACCATCCAGCCAATAAACAACAGAAAATCATAACTCTTATGCTATCTGAATAGATACATGCTAACTGTTGCATAGCACCATGTAAGGTGCAAATCCTTACCAACTATTTTCTTTTTCTCCTATTACAAGTGTGTATTTTGGAGGGTTGGCAGAATGGTAATGCCACAGTCTTGAAAACTGAGTGACCGTAATTGGTGTATAGGTTCGAGTCCCACTGCGCCAACCAAACAACTATAATTGTGTTTTAATGAATTGTGTTATGATGAATGCGATGAAATGGTATTCAAAGATACTGAAGAAAACAAATTCTTTCATGCCTATTATTCAGAAGATGAAAAAGGTAAGTCTGTAAGGTTTATTTCTGATGAACACAATTTCGTAGATTGTTTTGAAGTAATACCAAAAATTAAAACAATTGTGGTGTTTGAAGAAGTTGAATAATTTTCTTAACTGTGCTATAATGTACATATAGTTAATTGATTTTAGGAGTGTTGCTAATGTTGGTCTTGGAGTCGGTCTTAT